CTAGGGGTGGCCAGTCGGCTTTTGTCTTAGCACGGCGGAGCATTTCTTTCTACTTCGTACTTTCGGTAACTTTCTTAGTCACCTTAAGTATCGCAGCAGTAAAGTCCCTCCAGTATTGCATTTGCACTGGGTCCATTCGCCCTGACGGCAGTCGTTCAGGTTCCCTGTAGAAAAGTACTTTACCAGTACCAATCGCAGAGACAGAACGCATTACCGCTAGGGACTTACAATAGATAGGACCAAGTGATCTACCAAATCGCAGTGCTTTGATCTCCCATAGGAGATCGGAAGCTTTACGACGGAAGCTGGCAAGTTCAGACACAACTGTGATTGAAACCACACGTTGTGCGATGAGTCGCCAGTCCCGTATAAACCCTTCAACCCTATTATATAGGGCAGGAGGAACTGTGAGAGTAGTAGCAGGTTTGTAATTACGTTGTAACCACTTAGCATGATCACTATGTTCAAACCACACAGTCGGCACCTTCACAGGTGACCACTGAGGCTCGTGATTTAATAAATCAAAGAGCTGATACGCAGCCCCGTCAGGGGAAGGCGTAAATGGTTCGATATGTGGGAACGAGAAATCCGAAGAAGCATCTGGGTCTCGCAGTGCTAAGGCATCCGCAAGACTAGTATCCGGAGGAAGCCCTTCGAAAAGGGCTCCAGAGAGGAATTGCGTAATGTAAAGTCGACTTATCATCGTCTCTACACACGCCTCACTCTCTCTTTTCAGAATAACTGGCGTCGCATCGAGGGAAGACAGACGTGACGATACCATGGCTTGGTATCGTGACATCAGAATCTCCCTGAATGCTAGCACAGCCTCCTTCATTACTTTCTCTGTTAAAAACGGGTTACCTCTAAGAAGCATTTCTTTTACCTCTTCCTCCGAATCCGGAAGATAGTAGGCAAATAGAAGTGCTCTCACCCTAGAGTTAAGTAGTCCAATAGATCTATTGAGACCACCCAACACTCTATAACCGTACCCCAAGGTCTTTAGAAGACCCGGGAAAGTAAGATTATATTTTCGGGCAAATTGCACTGCATCGGAGAGTGAGAGTAAAGCGGCAAGGAACTCAGTCAAGGGAACAGGAGAAATATCCTGACCTTTGTAAAGTGTTCTTTTCGCAAATTCAATACAAAGCCCTTTCGGACTAAGTAAAGATTTTGCTATACCGCACTCCACCCCAATGGCAGCTACAATTCGGAGATAAGCGGTTTTAACCCGCGGATCGAAGATCACAAGATCATCTCCAAGGATTGCGTAATCAGTAAACCAGGTTCCTACGGGAACCACACCTGCATCCCATGCAGCGACCTGAACAAGGAAGTGGTGAGTCATGGCTAAACTAGCCCATGAACTCAGCGCTCCCATAGGTTGACCTACCGAGTAGTAGAGGTCTCTCGCGAGACCACCATA